CAGGTCGCGTTTTCTTTGATTTAGACCTGAGGGCAGTAGGGGTTACCGCTTTGCGAACCCCGAGCTGCCCGGCACGTTGCTGATCCGATCGTGCCTTATTTAGGATCCCCAAAAACCCTACACGTCGTGTTACGCGCCGACCTAGGCTTTTGCCACGTCGGCGGCGTCCCGTCCCGGTTGCCCGCCCCCGCGATTCTCAACGGAGGCGCGCGCAGAGACGTCCTGCTGCAATCACATCTGGCGCAACAACTCAACTTCGCCTCATACCGACCATTCGTCGCGCTCCTGCTACTAACTTTAGAACTGGCGCTACTATGCAGTTTCGGATGATTGAGTCGGTTATGGCCGATCCAGCAGGTGCAGAAACACAAGTGCGCGTTCCTATCTTCCCTGATCTCTTTCCTGGCCATGAGTCCATGAAGAACATCTATGCGCGGATGCAGCTTTTGTCCCTTACGCTCGAGTGGAAGAACTCCAAGACCTTGGCCCATGATGGCCAAGTCGGTTTCTATCTTGATTGGGATGGCAAGATTGGAACCAACAAGCATCAGATGATCGATCTTTTGTCCAGCCGCACGCCTTACAGTGACGTCATGCCCATCTCTCAGCCTGCCTTCTCCAGAATCTGGAAGGCACCGGCTTCATATAGCCCTGTGGACACAAACAAGGACATCTTTTCGCCGATACCTACTGTCTTGACGTACTTGGACATTGTGACCTTGGGTTACAACGGCATCACCGGCAGTGATGTCGCTGAACTTGTCGGATACTTTGTTGTTACCGCTCTATTGCGCTACGTTGACCAGGCCCTTCCACCTACCGGCGATCCGGATGTTCCTGGTCACAGTGTTGAGCCAGCTCCTTCTGCTGCCCCGTCTGCGCCTCTGTTACCCCCTTGTGCCTCCAGTTTGGTTTCTTCTACGTTGGGGCGACAGGACCAATGAGTGATCGATTTTACCCGTACGTTCCCCAGCCTATGATGCCAGAGGACGACGAGGCTTCCGAACTCAATGTGATCCTTCACTCTGCGAGGCGGATTGCAGTGCCAATTGCCGTTCCCACAGATCTTTACAAGGACATCATAGATGGCTCTCGCGCGTATGACGCACTGAGAGATGTGATTTCGTTTGGGCAGACTATCACGAGCCAGGCCGTTACTACTGACATCTGGAATCTACTGGAGAGCATGTCAGCGGCCAGAGAGCTCTGGCGAGGTTTTGGCATGAGTGGCGAGAAATTGCTCACGCCTGCTGGCCAGAGTGAACCCACTGCGCGATACCCGATATCGCTTGGCGTTGCACGTGATTCTACCACCACTGGAGCAGGAGTCTCATATGGCGCGGGCGGTTCATTTGGTGTCAACGACTCACTACTTTTTAAGCTCTTCCCTGGCAGGTACGTGGTCAAGGTGAGGGGGAGAGCCGCGAGGCTGCTCAAGGCTCCTGATCTTGCAACGAGGCATGCTGCAACGACTTATTTCCCTTATCCAGTTTTCAGACCGTTCGTGTCCGTTTTCAAGTCTGCAGCCTTCACGCGTGGCACTGCTGCAGCCCTTCACCATTTCAATCTGAGCGGCAAGAACTGGACAAACTGGCTGTTCCCGCAAAAATTGTTGAATCCTACGTCTTTACCCCATTTTCTTAGGATCCTGACCCAAAAATGGATCGATCGCCCTCTCACTGGCCCGTTGGGAACGGACTACAGCGACAATGTCTTCACCTCAACTGGACTACCCAACATTGGGGACATAGGTGATGCTGGGTGGGGTGTTGTGGCTCCCGGCACCACACTCACCAACGCCCAGTGTTCTGCTGAGACAATGGCGAGGCTGGAATCTGCGACTGAACTTTGGGACTACAAACCAGCTAACTATTACAAGTCTAGCGTTACCACGCAGTTCGCATCAGTCGAGCCTTCCGATGTGGTCGAGGACGGCTGGGTGGTTGATACCACGAACTACCCGTATTTGCAAGTTGGGTTGGTTGATCTTGCAGGCGCCTCAGGTGTCATGACCACGGCGCTCTTGCAGAATCTCACAGGGCCCGTCTATTCCGTTATTACGGACATCACCGGGACCGATGGGAGCCCAGCAGGGTGGAGTTATCTAGAGGGCTTGCTTCCGCCTGGGCCGTCGGTCACACCGACCGCTACGAGTGATCTTGTTTTCTCACTGGATGTGTCGATCAAGCCGCTCTTGGATGACACTGGTCCCCTCACCAATGCTGTCGCTTCTTCTGGCCCGCACTTTGTCTACCCGTCACTCTGCGCTGGCACACCAGTGATGTCGCTCGGCCCGGCCGGTGGTCACACTCTCCTCCCATGCCCGGTTGCTCCGCGTGCTCTGTGCGCACCTGCACCAGGTCCCGTTTGTGGTGCCTCCTGCATGGATGGTAGCGTGAATGTACAGAGACCGGTGCCTCTCGTGCAGGCAACACCGAGGCCTGCACCACCCAGGTGCCCTCCACGCAAGTGACCCACGATATTGACCCTAAGACAAATGGTCCACTGTTCCGTCGCTTTCGCCTCAAATCAGGCGATCGCTCCTCCGCGAGACGCTCCGCGATACAGAGTGTCCAGGCCTGCTTGTACCGCTCTTAGCGACTAGCAAGACCTCATACAACGTGCGAGTCTTGGTGCATGCTCGCATGTCGATTAGCACCACTGAAACACTTCCTCCTCTCGATGTTCCCTTCAAACGTCCTCGCGGCCGACGCGGGTGTGTGGTGCCTGACTTTATTGCCGAGGACCAGCGTCTTTTCCGTGAGCTGAAGGCAGTTGGCGGTTCCCGCGTAAGCAAGCGATCGATCGCCCATGATAAGCTGAGGGCCAAGTTGCTGTACGCTGATGAGAAGGCTTTTCGTCTCCGAGGTTTCCATGGCAAAGACCAGAGGATGTGCCCTAAGGCCCTGGTCCAGCCTGGAGACATCGCCCATTCCAAAGAACGCAACCAAGGGTTTGCCAATCTGCACCGTGTCCGATCTGGCACGGGTGGTCTCCCCAAGAAGACACGCCGGTTCTTCTTACAAGAAGGTATGTTGGGCACTCAGAGACTGCGCCCCATACCGAGGACACGCGTTCGGGTCAGTGTACCGAAGCATGTTGTGGACGTGTCCTATGTTGTCTCTAGGTTCCGCCGCTTCGCGCAATTGCCTGATTGTACATTGGATGAATTGCAGGCCGGCAACCACTCGGGCGTTGATCAGCGTTGGTTGAGGAGACTAGAGCAGGCGATGCGCCCGAAGTGAATTCTTTTGTGAATTTCAAGAAAACAAAAACCGTCCAGGTCTGCTTAAATGAGGGTAGGATGCTCTGCATCACTCACCCTGGGCGAAAACAAACACAAAACAAAACCGATGGCAAAGAAAATAAGCCACGCTTCAAACCGTGGCTGGGCGCAAGAGCCAAAGTCCTAGGCGGACTGGTGGCACCAACTCATCATTGGAGACCTCTTACCCCATCAATTTGGGGTGTTCTCCCCCCCTTCCTGACCGGCTACTGGGTGATTAGATAGGGACACATCCCGCATCGCAGGGTTAACGCGGTTGACACGCTGAAAGAAGCGACCAAACAAAACAACACACAACAACATACCACAAACAACTCTTAAACCAGGCGGCACCTTCATCAACTTTTCATTACCCTCATGGATTTCCTGCCCGAACCACCATTGGAGTTCGTGCAGGATTACATCACTGCAGTGATGGGGACTGATACACTTGCCGGATTGTGTGTGGAAATGATCTACATGCAGAACGTTGGTCTGCGGGCCAGGTGTTGTCGAAGACTGATTGGAGGCAAGCGTGATTGTGAGGCGAGGGCGCACAACAAGAACATGCATGCCCTCAACGGAAATTCTGAAATGAGGCGACGACGTCGGCCTGCACCTGCCGGCGCCGGTTTAGGTCCCACTCGACCTCGGACGAGGGAACCAAATAGGCAGCAGAGGAGAGCGCTTGCCATCATAGAATCCCAACGGCGTCAAGAGCAAGAGCAAGTTGGGATTCGGGACGCTGCCGCCGAGTTGGACCATCATTGCTCTCCCCCTTCCCTGGTTCCACTGTCATCTGAGATGGTCCTCCCCCCTCCCTTGGCAGAGATCCAGCCACCGCTGCAGGCTCCTTCCAATGTTCCCCTAGTCCCTCCCGCTCCCCCTGTGGCTGCTTCGGAGCCCAAGAGTTGGCTTGAGAGATCATGCAAGTCCTTGCAACAGATTGACCATGAATCGGAGTGGACCAATGTCGTGCGAGCGTCTGGTTCAGAGCAGGTTATGCCACATGTCATGTCACCGGGAAGCCAATTTCTATTGGTGCGGGACATGGTTTATTCAGGTGTCCGCAGTCCCACTGCGCGATTGCTCACTAGACTTGGCTTAGGAGAGATATGCATCAGGAGATGGACGTATCTGAGGGATGAACGTCTCCCCCTTGCGATTTCCAGCAGGACTGAGAGAGTGGAGGCTATTGATCTCTACCCCGACTGCAGGCCCACACTGTTGCGCACTCAGCCATTGTCGGAGAGACATGGCTCCTTTTCGAGGGTGTTGGTCGAATCCAGCAATAGCAACTTCATCAGGTGGTGTGCGTCGGTCATGTGCCATTCCATCGATGCCCTATTGCTGTCACTTTTGCTGCTCCTTTTCTGGCTGGTGACGAGACCGTCGATGACTTGCTGGCCCTGGCTGAGTGCTCATCTCATACCGCTAATTGATCGTTTCCAGCTCCTGAGTGTCCTCGGGGCGTTAGCGCTAGTCTGGTGTGCAGGCATCGCCCTTTTACTCTCATCGCGCATGTTCTTGAGATATCGCGCCCTCCATCAGTCAATGGAGGCCATAGTCTTGCGCACTGCTCTTGTCAATGCAGTTCACTTTGCCACGTCGGACGCTTTTGCGACAGTCGATGACAGAATGAAACGGTGCCCCACCCTACCTTGGTGTTCGGAGTTCCCAGATGCGCCAACTCACACTGCATTGCTCGCCAGTGACTGGATTAGAGTCAGGAACTATGGGATGCTTAAAGTCAACCCGGATGCTGGGGGGGCTTTAAGGCAGGTAATGTACAGGGGAGTCGTGTTGTTCGGGTATAGAAACGAAGAAGTGACCAAAATCCTGCCACATTGCAGTGCATTTGTTCACTACAACTCACCCGGACGCCCGATATGCACCATGACACAATTTCAGCGGGGCTGCCCTGGCGTACCAGCATGCCCTACACTGCGTAAGCAGATATTGTTTCTGGTGATCTCCCCTCCCTGCATGATGGCACGAGTTAGACCCATGGCGTTCTCACTCGGTTGTCATGTACAGGGCGCATGCCTGCCCACCCCAGACACAACACACCTAGAGAGCAACGTTGCTGGCCTCAAGGCCCGCTTGCTCCGGGATGTGCCCGTGCCATCGCCACAAGCGCTGCGCCATTTTCGATCTTTTGTGCGGATTTGGCTCAAGACGCATCTGCAAAGTCTTCCGGCGGAAACTGAGGTCTCTTTTGACAAATTCCGCGCTCATCTCAAGCGACAAGGATACAACCTAGAGCGCATCGCACAATACGAGCGATCCTGGCGTGAGGTCCAAGAGGGTGCACACATTGACCCGCGAATCTGCAAAGGACACACCAAACCTGAGGACTACCCGGAATTCAAGTTCTTCCGCATGATCTGTGCTCGCTCAGACCATATGAAGGCAGTGTTCGGGATGTACACCATGTTGATAGAAGAGCTCCTTTACTCTAACCCGATGTTCATCAAACATGTCCCTGTTTGTGAGAGGGCTGCTTTCATAGCGGGCCACAGCAAAGAAGGGTATCGGGTACTGGAGTCGGACCATACAGCATTCGAGGCCCACATGACCCCACCAGTGATGGAGGTCTGTGAACTCGAACTCTATCGGCATGTGTTGAAGAACGTCAATGGTGGCCGGAGCATGATCAATTTAATGTGCAAGACCTTTTCCGGAGAAAATCGCGTTCGCTTCCGTGGCTTCGAGTGCTCCTTGTACGGTAGAAGAATGTCCGGTGACATGGTCACATCATTGGGAAATGGCTTCACCAATTTGATGTTGCTCCTTTATCTCATGGAGCACAAAGGACACCGGACAGATGATATGTTTTGTGTCGTTGAAGGTGATGATGGCATCTGCCAGGTTTTCGTGCGTACACCCCACGATTTGCCATCCACCAAGGAGTTCGAGGAACTTGGTTTCGAGGTTAAGTTGGCACAGCGCGATAATCTCGAGTCCAGCTCCTTTTGTACCATGACATTTGATCCCGTCGACAAACAAAACATCATTGACCCAGCTGAAGCTATTGTCAAATTTGGTTGGTCCAGGGCACCCGAGGCGAATAGCCGACGGCGTCACCCGGGCTTGTTACGAGCTAAGGCACTCAGCCTCATCTGTGAGGCCCCTGGGTGCCCTATTGTTCGAAATGTGGCATTATACGGTCTTCGCATGACTGCCACTGCGTGCCCCAGATTTGACAAGCATGAGAGATGGTGGAATCAGCAGTTGGAGGTGGATGGCCATCTTACCAACTGTTTGAAGACAACCGTTGGTGCTAGGAGTAGGTCCGTGATGGAACGGGCCTTTGGTGTGACGATTGCCCAACAACTGGAAATCGAGCACTATCTAGATACGCTGAATGTTCTTCAGCCTCTTGATCATCCTTGCATCAAGAATCTCATGTCCCAGGTGTGGAAAGACAACTGGGATAGGCACGCCCGTCAGTACGCTTGACGGCCCCTGAAATGGGGAGCGACCGCCTGGTAACAGGCAGCCAGCCGAAAGGCTCATGTTAG